AAAACTACGATAAGGACTTCTACAGTTCTTTCTTAGGTATCCCGAATAGTTTCTTTACTGCATCTTTGACAGGAATAGCAAGGCAAAAGGTACACAAAGCAGTATTGGGTGGAAATTTAGAATCATGGTTAGATACTCGGATTCGAGAATTACAGCAAAGAAAAGGTAAACCCACCGAACCCAAAACCTATAACAAGAAACCAAAGAAAAGCATACAGCAATTAATGGAAGATAAACTCTATGAGATGTTAGGTGAAGTCGAGCATGAGATTGATGAGTTTATAGATAATGATTTTACATCAGAGTTCAATATGTACGAATGGTGCGAGAAGCATGATCTAAATGCCAAGATGGCTGCATTGATTGCACCTCATTATAGGGAACTTGCCATTGAGGTTAAGAACGAAGAAGAAGATGAACAACTCAAAGAGGGTTATGCCTATATGGGTTTGAGTGGTAGAAGAAAGTTCGTGGGTTTCTTAAGAAACATTATAGATGATGCCGAAAGATGGGCAAACAATAAAAAGCAACAATTCAAACCTCGTATGAGAAAATCTAAATTGGTTGATGCTACCACTAAAGTTAAACGACTCAAATTCAAGCAAGATGATAGAAACCTTAAGATTAGCAGTATTAATCCTGCAACAATCATAGGTGCTAGTGAATTATGGGTTTATAATACCAAGAGCAAAGTGCTACAAGTGTATCGTGGCAAGTTAGATGTAAGAGGTACTACCATATATGGATATGGACCGAACAGTGCTAAGCAAAAGAGTATTGGTAGAAGTCCTGCCAAGTATATTAAGAAATGCTTAGAGGGTGGAAAATTAGTTTTAAGAAAGTTAATGGACGAAATTAACTCAACAGAAAAGAATGCAAATGGTCGCATTAATGAGCATTGTATCTTATTAAGGGTAGATAAATGATTTTGGTAGATTTAACCCAGACAATGATTGCTGGGGTAATGGTACAAGTGAAGATGAATCGCTTAAAAGGTGATGAGATATCTGAAGACTTGCTACGACACATGGTGCTTAATACCATTAGAAGTTATGCTAAGAAGTTTAAGAATGAGTATGGCGACATAGTCTTATGTGCTGATGATAGAAAGTATTGGCGAAGAGAATACTTTCCCAACTACAAGGCAAATCGTAAGAAGCATCGTGAAGAATCTGATATAGATTGGGATGTTATCTTTGGTATGCTAAATAAGATACGAGATGAGATAGAAAATAATCTACCTTATCGATTCTTACGAGTAGAGGGTGCGGAAGCAGATGATATCATCGGAGTACTCACTAAAGATAGCAAAGAGAAAGTTCTCATTGTATCTGGCGATAAAGACTTTCAGCAATTACAGAAGTATGATTATGTTAAGCAGTACTCCCCGAATTTAAGTAAGTTTGTTTCACCTGATAATGCTGAGGAGTTTCTCGCTGAGCATATCCTAAGAGGTGACAAAGGTGATGGGATACCAAATATCCTGTCAGGTGATGATGTTATTGTTGATGGTGATAGGCAAAAACCTATGAGAAGATCAACACTAAATAAGTATATAAATGGAGTCGACAAATACGACAACTATTATCGTAATTATGTAAGGAACAAAACTCTTATCGATCTAGATGAGATACCTGAAGAAGTGAATCTGAGAATACTAAAAGCATTTGATGAATCGGAACCTCCTTCTGGGAAGTTATTACCATATATGATGAAGCACTCCTTAAAGGAATTATTAAATGCTATTGGAGATTTTTAGAAAAATGGCTGAGAAAGTGAAAAGAGGTAGAGGTCGTCCACCAGGATCCTTAAACAAAAAGACCTTACAAAATATGGCGAAGGAAGAAAAGTTGCAAACAGTACAACCTGTTGAAGCAAAAGATACAGGTACAGTTAAACAAGTACCAGATCCTGTTCTTGCTGCTATACCTAAAGAGAAGATAAGACTGTTACCAACTGCCAATGTCTTTGAGATATTAGTTGCAGTTGAACAAGCAGAAGATGAGGACACTAGAATTAAGGGTCTTAGGTATTGGGCAGATAAGAATGGTGCATTGAGACCTGTTCTCAAGTGGCAGTTCGATAATGTTATCGTATCTAAACTACCAGATGGCAAAACACCTTTTACTAGGAATTCTGCTCCTGGACCTGATCTAACAGAGTCATCTTTAAGGCATGAATTCAAAATGTTCAAATACTTTGTAGAAAGTGCATCTGATGTACAGCAGACAAAGAGAGAACATATGTGGATAGAAATGTTAGAAAAGATTCCAACTGAAGAAGCATCACTTATGGATCAAGTAAAAGATAAGAAGTTAGTTGCCTTCAAAAATTTAACAAAAAATTTAGTACAAAAAGCATTCCCAGACCTTATTTCTAACTAAATATTCTATATGAATAAGTTAGGATTAACAGGAGATGATAGATTCATCCAATATGATAGAGATGGATCTGTAGGTGTTGGAGAACTCCGACACTTTGACCCGATTGCTGGGTTACTAAAACTGTATGATCCTCTAATAAATTCACTAGTTGAGTTTTTGTATGATCATACAAACAGTCAGTGGAAGAGTACAGGTGATAGAATAACATGGACCTGTGATTGGCATTTTGACGATGTAGAGATACCTGTTGAAAAGCAAGAAGATAGAACGACTGGTGTGAGTACAATCTCTCGACTATAACAGACGACGGATAGGAGAACCAACTATAAAGGAGGTGATCCGTGTATCATAGTAAAGTGTTGTCCAGACCTACACATAAGGTTGATAGAACTATTCATGCTATCAATCGAAAGATTAGGCATAAAAGGACAGCGAATACCAAACTTGCAAAACTTAGGAGAAGTCGTTATAAGTTGATAGAGGATTTAAACGAACTATCAGAATTGTTGAGATAAAAAGTATGAGATGAGTTCGTTTAGTAAGGTCTTCAAAAAGACTATAAATAAATTCTGCTAGACATACTTTTGATAATTGTTTAGAACATCATGTCACTATGCTAGTCGAAGACCTTATTTTTTAAATTATGGAGTAAATAATGCAAACCCAATATATAACAATTGAAGATTTAACTGCAGTTGTAAACCTAGTCGATGTCGTCTGTACAAGAGGAGGACTAAGAGGCAACGAGTTGTCCCCCATTGCTAGACTTCGCGATGTCTGCGAAGCAGAAGCAAGATACCAAACAGAAGAACGAATCAAACAACAGCAAGAAACTGCTAAGCAAATGGCAGAACAAGAAGCAATCAAAGAAACTTCTACAGAAAATGCACTTGCTAATGAAAGACAACAAAGAAAAGAACTTCAGCAAAGAGTTGCTCAACTACAGGCACAATTGTCTGGAGCACCAGCACCAGTGGTAGGAGAGGAAATGCCAAAAGCAGTTAAAATGAGTACACCTGTTGTTAATCAAGATGCACCTAAAAAACCATCTAGAGCAATTAAGATGGCACAAATGCTTAGAGATACAGCAGATGAGTTTGTAGCAGGTGATGTAATAGAAACTAGACCATCAGCAGTAGAAGATGCTGCCAATGTGATGAGCGACTATGTACCACCTATTGAACCAGAGATAGCACCCATACCTCCAGTAGAAATAGAAGTAGAAGGGGACTTACCAGAAACTCCAATCGATCTAGAAGAATTGATGAAAGCAACTGAGAAAAAGGCAGAGCAAGAGAAAGAGGATCTTAAAAAAGAGTTTGAAGATACTCTAGAAGAACAAGGTGATACTTTGGTGATACCAGATAAGAAAGAACTGAATGCTATGACTAAAAAAACGATAGAAGAAGTAGCAACAGGATTGGGTCTAGAAGTGAATGTTAAAGATACAAAAGCAAACATGATCAAATCTTTTGATAAACAAGCAAAGAAAATGGTCAAAGAATTAGAAGCATCAGGTTCAGTAGAATCTACTACCGAATCTGAATGGACAGAAGCAACATACATTAAAGAATAATGGCAAAAATATCTAGAGAAGGAATTACATATTGGTCAAGTAGATTATATTCTCACGCAGATCAAAAAGTAAACTTAAGCACTCCATGCGAACTAGCAGTCAAGATGGGAGCCAAAAGTTCAGAAGCACCTTTTGGTTGGTTTGTTTATGTAAAGTCTAAGAAAGAAGTTAGATTTTACATTGATGAAAATTGGCAAAATGTTTTATCACCTACAACCAACACATGGTGGGTATGTGAAAGAATGTGGCAATCTAAAATCAAAGGACAAGCATCTAGTGATGATTATGTTACATATGCTTTCAATAGAGATGAATTATTTGCATTAGTAGACTGGAAGTTGGGTGATGAAATCTTATGGCAACATATAGTTCCTAAGACTGGTATTCCCTATGCTATAATCACATGGAACTGTAGAGACGAGGATATGCCCAAAATGCTTTACACTTCTCAAGAAAAAGAAATCTATCGTGTAATCAAAAACACTCTACTGATTCAAGGTGACGAAGATCTTGCTAACACATTACAAAAGAACAAAGCATTTGTAGAAATGAAAAACCAAGTAGATGAAGAAGGTAATCCAACATCAACTAAGATAACCATGTGGGATGGACAAGGTTCTATACTCCATGAATTTGATAGTGATGCATCAGAGCAACAATTGATCAATGTTCAACCTGTCGAACTATAATTACGAAACCAGAGATATTCCTGAGCAATGGTATGCCTTTGTAGATGGATTGAATAAGCATTATGGCAACTTCAATGACTTTGGTCGACAAGTTCTAGAAAACAATCTCATTCCTCATAGACTGAAGCAATACTTTGGTCTCAAAGCAGAATTTGAAAAGCACGAAGATCTAGACTTTGATTTACCCATTATTCAAATCATGTCTATGCCAAGAAGTGGGTCAACCTATTTACATAGGTGTCTAGCAACTTCTGGTATATTTCATGGACCTCAGTTCTTTGAGTTCCAATCTCCATTACCCATTACAACTGATTTAAACCGACAAAAGAAGATAGATGACTGTAAAAAGATTACAGATCTATTTCAGTTTAAATCATTTGGTGGTACGCATACAGTAGAGGCAGAAGATTATGAAGAAGATCCGCAAGCACTATTTCCACCCATGTTGGCGGACAGTATTCACTTTGCATTTCGATGTAGATCGTTTACTGAATACTGCAATGAAAGATACAAAAAAGACAATGATGCTCTCATATGGCAAAGATCATTTTATAATTTGCTATGGAGACATAAACAAACAGAGTACTTTCTCTGTAAAACCCCACTCCTAACAGCAAAGTCTGTAAAGTCATACAAAGAAGTATTCCCAAACAGCAAGATCATATGGATTACTCGAGATGAAGATGCACAATTAAACTCCTTACAAAATGCTTTGTATAACTACAGAGGATCTTATACTAACATCAGCGAAAAAGAATGTCTTTTAGATGCTTATAACATCAATAGATTTGCCAGATCGAGATACTTTGATATAGAGGGATCAGATCATATACATGTCACATATGACGAGTTAATACAGAATCCTATGCGAGTAATGGCAAAAATTTTCGAGTATTGCGATATAGATGCGACTAAATACTATGGCAAGATGGAAACTGGAATTGCTAACTTAGTTGAAATAAGAAAAGCATTTGGTGCGATTCCTCAAAAGTAATATGAGCGACGAATACTACGATATACAAAATGACTTTGGATTTACCGCAGTCGACAGTGACGAATTAGTCACAGCCACTGGTGAGTCCGCAGGTATTAATGAAGAACTAGCGAAACGATTAGAAGAAGTAGCAAGTTCTGGAGCATCTGCAGCAAGTTCATCACAACTCGCTGAATTAGATTCTAAGATTGATAACATGGGTAGATTGCTTTCCCAAGCATTAACTGAATTAGATAATGCCAAGGAAAACTCACTAGCGAGCACTGACCAACAAGTAGTATTATATAAGGATAAGTTGATTGAATTGGAGAAGATGATATTGCCTTTACTCTATAACCTTATGAAGAATGAGGAGAAGGAATATATTTATTG